GATGAAGCTGAAATGGTTGATGGTTTACTTAAAATTAAACTTGGTTTTAAAAAACCAAAAGAAGTTGAAGGTATTAAAGTAGAGGTAAAATGATGCCTTACAACGAAGAAGAAGTTAATTGGTTAAATCCAATCCTTTAATTCTTCACCCATTATTTGAGAAGCAATATCTATCTTCTTGCGGAGAGCTTTGACGATTTTTTCGTCAACAGTATTCTCCGCGATTAGATCAATATAAGTCACTGATTTCTTTTGCCCAATCCTATGTGCTCTATCTTCTGACTGCAATCGTTTTTCTAAATCATAACCATTAGAATAATAAATAACTGTATTAGCAGCCGTTAACGTAATACCGTATCCTCCAGTTTGTGGGTTGCCCACGAAAAATCGGAACGGGGATAGGGGATTTTGGAATCGTTCTATGTTCTTTTGTCTATCATCTGTATTGATTGCACCATAGTATTGTACAACAGAATCATCTCCATATTCTTTTTTAATAGCTGCAACAATACGTTCAATATCATAAATGTAGTTAGCCCATATAATTGCTTTACCTTCTGTTTCATCAAGAATAGACATTAGTTCTTCTATTCTATTGTTTTTAAGTTCTTGAATTTTTCCATCATCAGATTTGAAATGACCACAAGTAATTTGATGTAATCTCATTAATTGAGTTAATACATTAGGAGCAGTTAATAATTGACCATTTAAAGTAGCTAAAGCCATTTGCTTCATTGTGCTATAAAGTTTTTCTTGTTCATCAGTTAGTTCTACTTCTCGTCTAATATAAATTTTATCGGGTAAATCTAAACAATCTTCTTTTAATACACGATATGAAAAAGGTTCTAATAATTTAGATAGTTCATCTAATCTTTGATAACTTTTAACTATTTGTACTCTGCGACCACCGAAGTTTCTTTCTACCATGTGGGCATATCTAGATCTAAATGCATAATAAGAACTAAACCCTAATAAATTATCGTTAAGGAAACCGCATTGAGTATATAAATCTAATGGACTTTTTGTCACAGGGGATCCTGTAAGGATTCTTCTATACAAAGCATATTCTCCTAAAGCTAATATAGATTTAGTTCTTTTAGCAGTAGGGGTTTTAATAGTAGTGGATTCATCTACAGCCATTAAAGTTTTATGTGAATTAAGAAACTTTAAAGCAAATTGTAAACCTTTCTTTGTAGAAAAGGCTTCAACATTCATTACTAAAACATGTAAAGTATATTCTGATTTAAATAAAGAGTTGAGTTCTTCTTGTTTTGATTTTGAAGTTAAAGCCGTCCATAATACCTTTTTATGTTCTATATGGCTAGGTAAATGTGTAGGTATTTCAGAAGAATACCAATTTTTATATACGCCTTTTGGTGCGACAATTAGTGCACCATTAATCTTACCTTTATCATAAAGCATACCAATATTATCAATAAGAACTTTAGATTTACCTGTTCCCATTTCTAAAAAATATGCATATTCTTCTTTATCCCAAGACTTTTCTAATGCAGTTATTTGATGTGCATAAGGCTTAGTTTTAAACCTATAATTTTTTACCATAAATAATTAATTTCTTTCTATTGACATAATAAATAAAGATCATTATATGCTTTGTCAAGAGAGAAAATTAAAGAATGAAAAATAAAATATTTGAATTATATAAAGATAAAAGTCTTACAGAGTTTTTAGAGTTTAAACAAGAAAACCCTAAAGAAAATTTTGTGTATGTATTACAACATCCACCAGCTAACATAAATATATTAAGCGCATCTAATTTTGGATATTTAGTTATATGTCTTGCCTACTTCGATCAAGTAGCATTTAATGCTTCACCTTTCGTATTTAAGATGCGAAAGAACTTGAAAGATTTTACGAAGCAAGATTATATATTGCTTACAGGAGATCCGGCGGTCATTGGTATTTCCTGTGCAATCGCGAGTGATATGACCAATGGCCAATTTAACCTCTTGAAATGGGATCGTAGAGAGTTTAAATATTACCCAATAGAATTCGATCTCTATCAGAAAGGATAATAAAGATGAGTGACGATGTAAAACAAATGATGCTAGATGATTCAACTGATCTTCTAGATAATGTAGAAGTAACTACTATAGCAGACCAATGTCAAAAGTTAAAAAGATTACAAGATGATATTGATCGTGCTGAAGAACATGTAAGTAATTTAAAAAAGATGGCTGACGATATTAGTTCTAGAGTGATACCTGAACTGCTTGCAGAACAAGGTTTAAGCTCTTTGAAACTTGCTGATGGATCATCTGTAACTGTTAAAAGAGAATACAGATGTACTCTCCCTAAAGAGGATGAGAGAAGACAATCAGCGTATAACTGGCTTCGTGAGAACGGACTTGGAGATATTATTAAAAATAATGTTTCTGTTACGTTCGGTCGTGGCGAAGATGACAAGGCCCAAAAATTGTTGGACCTTGCGGCGTCAAACGGTTTTGAACCAAATCAGAAATCTGATGTGGCTTGGAACACTTTGACAGCCTTATTTCAGGAGCGTGTCGAGTCCGGGCTCGACATGCCTTCTGATGTCTTTAGTACTTGGATTAAAGACACAACTAAAATAACCCGTAAATAATAATGGAGAAACGATGATGGCTAATGAAGCAGTGGTAAAAAAACCAGTAGCTAATACTTCTGTCGCTTTATTTGGAGATGATCTAGATAAAGGTTTTGAAAATATGACGCAACAAGATCTTGCGTTACCTTTCATCAGAATATTAGGACAGCTATCACCTCAAGTAACTGAAGGTGATGCTAAATATGTTGCAGGTGCTAAACCTGGTATGATCTATAATACAGTGACAAGTGAACTGTATGATGGAAAAAAAGGTATCAAGGTAATACCTTGTTACTATAAGAAAGACTTCACTGAGTGGAGTGACAGAGGAGAAGGATCAGCAGCTCCGATTGCTAATCACTTACCTAATAGTCCTGTAATAGCTACAGGTAAAAGAGAAGGATCTAAAGTTAGATTACCTAACGGTAATTATCTTGAAGAAACTGCTTCTTACTATGTAATGGTAGAAAATAAAGCAGGTGGATTTACACCAGCATTAATTACCATGAAGTCAACTCAGTTGAATGTAAGCAAGAAATGGAACGCAATGATGAAAACTGTTCAGATTGCTGACGGTAAAGGCGGATTTGCAGTTCCACCAATGCACGGTGTTGTGTACAATTTAACTTCTGCCCTACAAAAGAATGATAAAGGTAGTTGGTATGGTTGGACAGTAACACAAGATAGAATTTTAGACACAAAAGATAAATCTTTGTACATTAGTGCAAAAGGTTTTGCTGGTGATGTCAAAAAAGGATCTGTGCAAACAAAAGCTGATGTAGAAGAGAGAGTAAACGAGAACGTACCGTTCTAGTTTATAATTAAATAGGGGCTCAGAAATGGGCCCCACAAAACGTGAGAATAGTATGAAAGAAAAATTTAAACAAATATTTACTGGCTTTCAAACAGCATATGGTCAGTATCAAAAAGGAGAACGTGGTGAAAATGGTAAACAAAAAGGAAAAGCATATATTGTTAGAAAAGAAGTCACCGATAAACTTTGGGAAGACCATCTTAATGGCATTGATCCTGCTCTTGGTATTATCCCTATCAATGAAGACAATAATTGTAGGTGGGGTTGCATTGATATTGATCAGTATAATCTTAATCATAAAGAATTAATAAACAAAATTAGAAGTTTAAAGCTTCCATTAATAGTATTTAGATCCAAATCAGGTGGAGCTCACGTATTTTTATTTACAAAAGAATTTATACCTGCATCTTTGATGCAAACAACGTTGAAGAAAATAGCAGATGCATTAGGATTTCAAGGTGTTGAAATATTTCCGAAACAAACGGAAATACTTGTGGAACGTGGGGACACAGGTAATTTTTTAAATCTTCCCTACCATAACCAAACAAAAGGACTACGATATGCGTTTGACGATAATGGCTCCGCTATGTCAATTGAGGAATTTTTTAAGCTCTATGATATATACGCGCAAAGCAAAGAAGAAGTTGAGAAAATCCAAATCAAAGAAGCGAAGATAGAAGAAGTATTTAAAGAAGGGCCTCCTTGTTTAAATAGATTAGCACGCGACGGCTTTAGCGAAGGATCTAGGAATAATGCATTGTTTAATATTGCCATATATTTTAAACAATCAAATCCAGATACTTGGCAAGATGAAGTTGTCGCAGCTAATTTAAATTACATGACAAAACCATTAAGTAATAGTGAAGTTCAACAATTATTAAAATCAATAGGTAAAAAAGGATATGATAAATATAGATGTAAACTTCCACCGATTGTAGATGTTTGTAATGCTTCTTTGTGTAGAATGAAAAAGTTTGGTATTGGTGGTGATGAAGAAATAATGCCTAAACTTAATAATTTAACTAAGTATAACTCTAATCCACCACAATATTTTTTAGATATAGGTGAAGAAGAAGAAAAAGAAGATAAAAAACAAAAAAGAATTGAATTAAAAGCAGAACAATTAGCTAGCCCTGCATTATTTTCATTAGCTATATTAGAGAAAGCAGATTTATTAGTACCAAAATTAAAAGAAAAAGATTGGAGAGAATTTTATTTGAAACCATTAATGGATAATTTACAAATAGTTGAACCATTAGAATCTTTAAATCCTATTAATCAGATAATATCTTTATTACAAGATTGGACTACCAATAGACAAAATGCAAGAACTATGGATGATATATTTAATAAACTTCCGTATACAGATGATAAAAGAGAATTTACATATTTTAGAATGGAAGATTTTTTTAATTTTTGCAAAAAGAATCATTGGGAATTTGATAAGATTAAAACTGGTAATTTAATTAAACAATTAAAGAATATATTTGTAGAAGAAACTAGAATGAAAATTAAAGGTCAAGAACCTAGATTAGTTAAGATTAAAACTATGAAAAAAATAGAAGCTTCTGTATCTCAAGTTAAATATCAAGAACAACATTTCTAATGGAAATAGGAACTAATTGGTATTTAAAATATAGATTAGCTTTAGAACAGATAAAGAAGTTAGAGTTTGAGTTAAATGTAATGAGGAGGAAATATGAAAACTATAATACTAGGTCCACCTGGAACTGGAAAAACTACAACATTGTTGAATCTGGTGGACGAATTTATAAAAAAAGGCGTAAAGCCTAAAGAGATAGGTTATTTCTCTTTTACAAAGAAAGCAGCGATAGAAGCAGCAACAAGGGCTTCTGAAAAGTTTGGATTAAGTGTTGAACATGATTTAACTTATTTTAGAACACTTCATTCACTTGCATTTAGATTATTAGGTATGACTAAAGATAAGATGATGGGTAAAGAGGATTATAGAGAGTTTGGTTTAAGGTGTAATATACCAATTAAGACAGCGTCTTATTCAGATGAAGATGGTATATTTAATTCTGACAATGAATATTTAACCATAATAAATACAGCTAGAGTTAAAAGAATGGATTTATTAGAATACTATGACACAAGAAGAAATTTATTAGATATAGAAAGAGATACATTATTTTTATTAGACCAAGAACTTAAAAAATATAAAGCAGAAAAAGGATTAAAAGATTTTACAGATTTATTAGAAGAATTTATTGAGCAGGATAAGGCTCCAAAATTTAAAGTATTGTTTATAGATGAAGCACAAGACTTATCTCATTTACAATGGTCAATGGTTAGATCTATATGGAATAAATCAGAAAAGACTTATATTGCAGGTGATGATGATCAAGCTATATTTAGATGGGCAGGAGCCGATATAGATCACTTTATAACACTAAAAGATGAGGTAGATGAAATTAAAACACTTAATCAATCCTATCGTATTCCTGGCGGTCCTATACACGAATTATCTCAAAAGATCATATCTAGAGTTAAGAATAGATATGAAAAAACCTATAAACCACGCCAAGAAACAGGTTTATTAAGCTATTATACAGATATTACACAGGTCAATATGTCGCAGGGAGAATGGTTGGTATTGGCTTCAGCTAATCATTTTTTAGATGGGGTTAAAGAATTATGCGAATTACAAGGTTGGTACTATCAATATAAAGGAATGAATTCTATATCATTAGAATTATTATTAGCTTTAAGTAATTGGGAAGATTTTAGAGGTAATAAAGAATTAAATTATCTACAAATTAAAAATATATATAAATATTTAGGTGCTAATGTAACTCCGGGTTATAGAGATGCTAAAACATTAAAAGCAGAAGAAAAATACACAATTAAAGATTGTATTCAAAATCATGGTTTACTTAATGATAAAGTATGGTATGAATCATTTGAAGGTGTTGATACGATTACAGAGAACTATATTCGTAACATGAGAGCTAATGGTGAGAAGATAAATAAAACTCCAAGAATTCTTATGTCAACTATTCACGGCGCTAAAGGTGGCGAACGTGAAAAAGTTTTAGTTTTATTAGATCTTACAGCAGCTGCAATTAAACAAGGAGATGAGGATCCAGATGATTTACATAGGTTATTCTACACAGCTTTTACAAGAGCTAAACAAGAATTACATATTGTAGATCCGAGGGATTTTAATAAAGCATACGTAATATGACAAACAAAACATTTTTTAAACAAGTAGGTGGTTCTCATTATAAAGTTATGAAAATACAACCATCTGTTTTTATAAACGAAAATCAATTACCTTTTGCAGAAGGAAATGCAATTAAATATATATGTAGACATAAGTTAAAAGGTAAAAAAGAAGATATATTAAAAGCAATTCATTATTTAGAAATGGTGTTGGAAAGAGATTATAAATGACACGCACATTCCAACAAATATTATTTACCCCACAAACAGAATGGGTAGTACCAGAAGAACTAAAAGATCTTCGCGGTCATAAAGAAATAGCAATTGACTTAGAGACTTGCGATCCGGAGTTAACTGAGCGTGGATCGGGAAACGTTACTGGTCGTGGTAAGATTGTAGGTATTGCAGTAGCAGTAGAAGGATGGTCTGGTTATTATCCGATAGCACACGAAGGTGGTGGTAACATGGATAAAAAATTAGTTTTAAATTGGTTACAAGATTTATTTAAACAAGATGCTGTATTTGTATTTCATAATGCAATGTATGACGTATGTTGGTTGAGATCATCAGGTATAACTCCTCCAGCTAAGATTGTAGATACAATGATTGCTGCATCATTAGTAAATGAAAATAGATGGAGTTTTAGATTAGATGCATTAGCAAAAGAATATGCAGGTATAGGTAAAGATGAAGCTGTATTACAAGCAGCTGCAAGAGAATATGGAATTGATGCTAAAAAAGATATGTGGAAACTTCCATCTATGTTTGTTGGTCAATATGCCGAAAGAGATGCTGAATATACTTTAAAACTTTGGCATAGAATGAAAATAGAATTATCAGATCAAGATCTTTGGACAATATTTAATATGGAAACAAAATTATTTCCATGTCTTGTTAATATGAGATTTAAAGGTGTAAGAGTAGATGTT